ATTTGTAAGAACAATGGCTGTGGTTGCGGTAACGAGTTCTGAAACAGCCGCTCCTGTATCAAAAATCAACAATTCACGCCAATCGCGGAATTCAACGTGAATTCTCATATCGTTATATGGAAGAGCAGCAGCTGGAAGAGCAATTCCAGTATTTCGTGTAAAGAAGAATGGCAAAGGAATATTAAGAGTATAACTTGGAAGAGCAGTGGCAGAGGTGGTCAATGCGGCAATGTTTCCAATCATGTTGTTATATCCGGTTCTTTTGCTTGCTGGAATAGTGAATTCTGACCAATCATCAAGCCAGAAACTATCAAATTCATGAACCTTGAGATCGTTGAATGATATCCAAGTCAAATCAATCAAGTTGTGGCCAACGTTGGCGCACCAACGAATACCTCCAACTGATCCGGTGGATACACTGATTGCTGGAAGAGTGGCTCTCAACCAAACGTGCAAAAGATAATCTCCTGCGCGGGAAATTTGATAGGCTACATCTCCGTTGAATTGGGGATTTCCAGAGTTTTGAGTAAGAGGAACTGGAACCTGAGAGAACCATGTACTCTTTTTAACGCATCGGACAAAGTAGGTAATGGCCGTTGGACCATTGTAAAGATATTTTTCAATTTCATCAAAAGTTGCCAAATCAATAAACGCACTTGTTACGGTATTCGACATTACTATATCTAAATATTTTTATTGATTTTTTTTATAAAAAAATACGTTAAATTCAAAATAAGCCATAAATGAGCCGTTAAGGTAAGTAAGAGGTTTAATTTAAATAGTTTAATTAGTAATGGCAAGAGGAAGAAAACCTAAATATGTAAACTATATAATTCTAAAAAATATAAATGCCAGAGAAATTTTAAAAAGGCAAAAAAAAGGTCCAGAGGAAAAAAAAGAGGTTGACATCATAACCTATGTAGATGATTATAACACTCCGTCAACTCAGGTGACGAGTATTTCAAAGACATATAACACGCATTTTTTCCGAGAGGCGGATGAAAATAAGATAACAATGTTGGACTATATTAATGCTGGCTGTTTACCTGAGAGGACTGATTTGTGTTGTAGATACGATGGACAACCATTTTCAACTGCCCCAATAGGTATACCTATTAAATATATAAATACCTCACAACAATCATACTTTTTGACATTTGGAGTATTCTGTAGTTTTCCCTGTTGTCTTGCTTTTTTGCGGGATAATGGTCATAAAATGTTTTTCAAAAAGAGTGAAAGTCTTCTTTATAATCTATATTACAAACTATATGGAAAGGAAATGGTCTCAAAGGCTGCGCCAGAATTAGAATGTCTAAAGATTTATGGAGGGATACTAAGTGTCGATGAATTTCGAGCCAGTTTTTGCTCTAAAACATTTAAAATAACTCCGAATATTAAAACCGCATACATGGTTCCGGTCGGAAATTCTATAGAGGAAAAAAATCATTACTAAAAATGAAATTTCATTTAATATTGTTTTAAAATAGAATGGAATTTCAAAAATTTATACGGGAACAATTATCATTCGCACACATTAGTAAAAAATATATTGACCGTTTCACAGATACAGAGTCTATGAATATATTTTTAAAAGCCTTTACCCACCCAGATCAAGACAAGGATAATAATTATCAAGTATTAGAGTATATTGGGGATGGAATAATAAAAGCCTGTCTTAGTCAATATATACCTTCACGTTTTCCAACCATACAACGTGAAGGTATATATTCAAAAATTCGCCGCAGTTTAGAGGCCAAAAAAACATTGAAAACATTGGCTGATAACCGAGGCTTTTGGCCGCATGTAATTGCACCAAAAGAGGTTTTGGAGACCAAAAAAAATCAGGTATTGGAGGACATATTTGAGGCTTTTATTGGTGCAATGGTGTCAATAATTGATCACGTTTTAAAACTGCGCCTTGGATACAGTTATGCCTATAAATATTTAGAACTCTCCCTCAACGACATTGTTATTGATACCTCTCCAGAAGCGTTAGATGATCCGGTCACACGTTTAAATGAATTGTACAAAGCATCCACTCTAAAAAATGAAAGACCTCCTTTGAAATGGGGCGACGCTATTTATACTACTCAAAAATTATTCGTTCCAAAGATTGTGCCCTTGCACGCAAGACAGGGGGACATTTATGTGTCGGAAAATAAAATATTTGCTTTTACAAATAATAGATGGGTTCACACTATTGATGAAAAATTTATTCCAACAGAATCAGCCTTCATTTCAACAGAGGATAACGTTCTTGTCTTTATATTTGGGGTCTATGGATTTTTAGGCAGAAATTTATTTAATATTAAAAAAGAAGAGTTGAATAGATATCCTCAAAAATATGGAGGAACTATTATTGCACAAGGCATTGGTTTTACCGCGCAAATGGCCAAAAATATGGCTGCCCAAAATGCATTAAATTTTCTTAAAATTCGTGGATATGAAAAAGCATAAAAATGAAAAAATTTATTTATATTTTAAAAAAAATAAATGGGAGATTTTGTTTTTTTAAAATGTTTTAGTATTGCCGGCAAATTGCGAGTCCGAATTATTACGGCCGGATACAATAATAATGCAAACTGTCAGTTTCCACGGGCTATTAGGCAACTTGATAGAGTCTATTCAATTCCAATGAGAAATATCTCTATAGCGCAAAGCAATAAGGGAACCTATTTTTATAGAGTTAAAAACAAAGATATAAATATAGTCTCTGAAGAGCCTGAAAATATTGGAGAAATAAAGGTTTATATGGACGATGAAGATGATACCTGTTGTATCTGCTATGATAGTAAAAGAGAATTGGTCCTTGTTCCCTGCGGGCATTTTAATATGTGCAAAACCTGTACAAATAGTATTCTCAAAACAAATAAATGTCCAATCTGTCGATCGGGAATCGCCTGTGCAATCACACCGGACAAATTAGAGATCCCCCGTTAGCCATATGATTTGTTGGTCAACTGTATTATCCATTGGTAGAGGCTTGCCGTTTATCTTGTATGTAAAAGTCTTATAAAAAGGTGTTGGACAAATTTTTATAATTTCACCATTCTCAACCTTGTAATCTTTCTTTTTACATCCATTTATTAAAGGCCCATATTTTTTCTCCACCCATTCACCTTCTTTCTTCTCGTTGTATACCCCCAACCCCAAAATAGTTTGAATAGTGCTCGGCGCATCCGCCAATTTATGTTGAAAATATGTGGCGGTAAGTGTATTATGGCCCGCCATAATTTCATAAATTGGCGGATAATCGTTTAATTTTTCCGCTATATGAATAGTATCTATCAAGGCTGGCATTCGAGTTGTAAAATCATTTACCCTTATTCTCCCCACCGAATGCATAAACATTGCATATTTTCTTAGTGTATTTATGGACTCGAAAACTTTGTTTCCAAAACTCATTGTGATATCTTTAAATTCATCCGCATTAATAGACATATAAACAGGCGATAGTATAATCTCATCTCCAAAAGTCCAACAAGGACCATACATAAAACTCTTTTCTAAATCTTGAGACATTTGAGAACCACTATAAATAGCATCATCAATCACAATAAAAGTCGTTGCGTCATGCCCAGTTTTTGAATTCTTCCAATCCACAAACCCATCCCAACCATATTCTACACCATCACACACTGATAATACGTCCCAAAATAATAACAATACCCAAAACGCTGATTTATTTATCGCACCATAAAAAACTATAATTATTTTATTTCCTTTGTCTTTGATCTCCTTTATGGTTTTTGTATAGAGGTTTAGTCCTTTTTCGTAAAATTCCCTGAATGAGATATAGGTTATTTGTTTTTCAAAATCGTTGATAAAACGTGTAAAAATGTCACCATCCTTTTTTGAAAGACCGTTGGAGGCTGATTTTGCGGCGATTTTGACCCATTCGGTTGTCTTTTTCTTATTCAAATCATATTTTGGATAAAAATCAGATATATTAATTTTATCGGAATTGTTCTTATATATGATATCGATGACTTTTTTTGTTAAATTCGATTTATTTGTGTCAGAGAGGGTCTCCAATACAAATGGGCATGGTGTTTTAACGGCTTGCTCAAAATCTTTAGTTATGGTTTCAAGTTGTGGGTCATTATCCTTTGCAGTTTCATACCAATAAAATGTTTTGGCTGTTGTCTGTCTTTTTTGTAATATATATTTCACATGTTGTAAAAAAGGATCCTCACAAATTGTTCCTCTGAACATTTGGGAAATCTGCAAAATAGATGATAACGGCTGATTAGTGTATCTGCAGATTAATGCAAGATTTTTTATGTTAATATTCATTATTAACATAAAAAGATTATTTAATAATGAAAACAATTACAATAGTAACGGCATATTATGAAATAAAATCCAAATTTCCTCCATCGCAGTATTGGAAGTGGATAAATAGTTTTTGCTCTTTGCCAATCCATTTATGTATATTTACCTCTCCAAATCTTGTTGTAAAATTTACATTACTTCGCGATAAATATATGGATAAAACGAATATTATTCCTTTGAAATTTGAGGAATTGGATCATTATAAATATATTACTGATTATCGCAAAAATATATGTATTGATCCAAATAAAAAACATTCAGCGGAATTATACATTATATGGGCTGAAAAAGTAAAATTTGTTATGAAGACTATAAATTTAAATCCTTTTAATTCTGAAAAATTTATTTGGTGTGATATAGGGATAATAAGAAGGCCTGAAACAAGGTTATTTTTTCTTGGAAAGTTTTTTCCAAATGGAGATAAAATACAGGATAATAAACTCCTATTATTGTTACTGTGTAATTTTTCTGCGGCTGATAAGAGTTGTGAGAAATATGGTTTTCCAGGTCAGGATTTAAAGGGAGTTCGAATTGGAGGAGGAGTTCAAGCGGGGGGTATTAAGGGCTGGACGGAACACGAAAAATTATGGGATCAAATGCTCATTAAATATTTCAAAACAAAAAGATTCGCAGGACAGGATCAACATATATTAGGCAGTTTATATTTAGAAAATCCAGAGTTTTATTGTCTCCAAAAAAATGACAGATGGAATTATTTATTAGAATATTTATCAACAGAATGACCATTATTCATAATACACTGAACAAGAGGGAAGATTTTTTATTTTATGGCTGTGTAAGAATAGAACAACACTATTAAAGGCTCGTTGATCTACAACGCCATCCTTTTTGACCAATACTTTTTTCAAAAGTATTCTTTTTTCAGGAGCGGTCAAGCTTTGCATCCGGGTTAAAAGGCTTTTTTGAGTATATATTTTAAACCTTTTAAATCTTGCATCAAAGGTCCCGCCTATATAATGAATCTGTTGAAGGCTATTTGGACTTTGATTTTTCTTTTTGGTGTTCCAGTCTGCTGCTCCATAGCCTTTTCTAAGGCATTCGTTTGGTGTTCCCTTTCGATAGTGGTCTTGGGGTAGTTTACCGGTGCCACAATATGTTTTTCGTATAATGCAATCGTTTTTTTTAAATGGCATATTAAAAGATATATTTTTTTAAAAATTATAATGGGATTTTTAAAAAAATACTATTAGTAAATGTATCGATTAAAATATGATGAGATTAATCTTTTGAAAAGATATTTAAATGTTAATAAAGGACTCTATAATATTGGACAAATGTGTGAAAATTCTCCACTAATAAATACCGGCTCCATTATAACAACAGATGTGCTAAAAACTTTTGGTCTTATTACAAATATAATTGGTGAAGGAGGTTACGGAAAAGTTTACAAGACGAAAAAAGATTTTGCCCTTAAAAAAACGCAAACATCATTTGAAACTCTAAAAGAATTCGCATTAATGGACTTTTATCATCACCCAAATATTATGTGTATATCTGGTATTTATTCTGAATTTTATTCACATGCATATTTTGCTGCATTGCCTTTAGCGAATGGGACAATGGCATCAATATGGGATGAATTAAAAAAAGATTCATCATTACGACTAAAAGCCTTTCAACAGATTTTTTTGGCATTGGCCTACATACATTCCTCATTTGTAATTCACGGTGATATAAAGCCGGCAAATATACTAGTATTTATACAAAAAGGTTGGCTCCGTGATATTTTTACATTTAAAATAGCAGACTTTGGGCTTGCAATCACACATACATATGTCCCTGTTAAACATTCAACTAATATTGTAACCCTTGTTTATAAGGCGCCAGAACTTTTTTCAGAAAATGTGGCTTTTTTGAGTAGAAAACTCGATATCTGGTCTATGGGAATTATTATGTATGATATTATATTTCAAAAAACACCAAAAACAAGCATATATGCGGGGGGGTTGCAATTTACAAATAAACCAGAAGAAAATTTACAGATAGTTAAATATAATATAATGAATAAATTAATTATGAGGACTGATTTTAAAACGAATTTTGTTCCACAAGAGGAGAATCTTGCACGTAAATGTTTAAATATAGATGTGGCGAACAGGCCCTATGCAATAGAATGCCTAAAACATCCTCTTTTACAATCTCTATCAACAAGTAAAGACCTTTACGCTGTGCAATCTAATAAGTTATCAAAACCTCCAACTAAACCATATAAATCATATGCTAATCGAAAGTATGTTGTTCAAAAAAGTAAATTAACCATAAATAATGAATTTCCTTTAATGAAGTATGAGATAAATGTTTGTGTCTTATTTTATATGGTATTACTGTTAGATTCATACTTTCAAATAGTAGATATAATTGATATGACTGAAAGTAAAATAAATAAAATCATAAAATATTGTATGATTATTGCTGTTTATTTTATTGATAATTTATCCTTTAAAAGTGAGTATTTAATACAACTTTATGATAAAGCATTTGAAAATTTGTTAAAAACTTTGGATTATCAAATATATTATGGGACAGCGATACAAATGTTTACTTTTGAGCGAAACAAATTTCCAAATAAAGAAGAGTTTAAAGAATTGGTTCAACTTTTGGAAAATAGTCCAAATCAGAATACTTTTACGGGGATATCCCCGTAGACCCCTTACACGGGGAAGTTTAAGGCGTTGCCATTTCTGGCCCGAGGCGTCGCCATTTCTTTAAACCATTTTTGGCCCACAGCGTCGCCATTTCTTTAAACCATTTTTGGCCCATAGAGGCGTTGCCATTTCTTTAAACCATTTTTGGCCCGCAGCGCACATTATGATACATGTATAACATCTTCGTATGGAGGAGGTATAAAAGCGAGTGCAAGATTATTTTGTTGCCACAGATGTCCATGTATGTCTGTTATAAAATTTTTATCAGAGGCCTCCAAGTCGCATAACATTGTCCCTTTAAAATGATGGGCTAATGTGGCTAAAACCTGATCAAAAGATGTATTGGCTGAAAAGCCCATATATGACATTAATAGTTTTAAATCTTGTTCTTTTAGGGATAGAAGATATTGTTCCATTTAATATATGTAAATATTAGTAAAAGAATATTTTATTAATATAATGGAAATCGCAGATTTTATACCAAATTATCCTCAATTATCAGACGATGATTTTAATGATAAACTATACCACAAAAAAGAGTTTTACGATCTAAAGACCGATCATTCTCAACAAAAAGACAAACTATGGAACCATCAGATATTATTGAGCAGATTTTTATCCCCCTATACGGATAATAAAAGATGTCTTTTATACCACGCGCCAGGGACGGGTAAAACTTGTGTTGCAACTGCTGTTGCCGAGATAAACTTTAAATATCCATTTGTTAAAAAGCCAATCCTAATTATTGTGCCAAATGATACATTGGCAAACCAATGGAAGATGCAGATCGCCCTAACATGTACCTCTGGACAATATATACCTGAAAATTATTTTAGCGAAGATCCAGCGACCAAATTAACCACATTGGAAAAGAATATTAGAATGACCAAACTTTTAAAGCCCAATTATTTTATTACAACAATGGAGAAAATGCGACGATATATTGATAAGAAAAAAGTGGATGAAATATTACGCAAAAAATTTTCCAATACAATTATAATCATTGACGAGGTTCATAATCTCAGAATCCAAACACAGTCCGGAACTAAAAAGAAAAAAGATTCAGAATCGAGATACAATACCTTTAAAAGGTTTTTAAATCTTGTTGAGAACACAAAAGTATTATTATTATCCGGAACTCCTATATATGACAGTAGAACAGAATTGGGCGGCCTTTTAGAATTACTTTTAGAGCCAGGAAATAAGATTAAAATAACAAAAGAGGATTTCATTGTAAAGGATGAAATCATCCAATTGAGAAAAAGAGCAAAAGAAACATTAAGGTCAAAATTAACGGGAAAAATTTCATATATAAAAGAAGGAGGAAATTTTCCAATTAGAAAGGATATTTCAAACACCAGCATATTAAAATACATTAAATTGTATGAATTAAAAGGAACAGAGCAGCACGCAGAAGGCTATTTGGAGGCGTTTAAAAAGGACACTTCGCGAGAAAAGACATTTGGTTTGTGGAAGAATAGTAGACAGGCGGTAGTATTCATGTATAAAGATGGGACCGAGTATAAATGGGGGCAACCTGCCTTTAATTTGCTTGTTAAAAAACTAAAGGCACTCACATTAAAATTTGAGGGGAAAACCATTACATATACTCCAATGTTGATAAAAGATGAATATTCGGTTGATTTAAAAGAAAATTTAAAAGCTTATTCACCAATCTTTAATTTTGTTATTCAAGAGACTATTAAAAGCAAATATCCTTTATATGTTTTTACACCATTGGTTACCGGAACTGGAGGCGCGATTTTCCTTAGTTTATTGTTAAAATTATATGGATATAGACGCGCTGTTGGAAATGAAAAAACAGAATTGGACAGATACGCTATTATTACCGGCGAGGAGAAATCCAATGTTCAAAGAAGAAAATTATTGGAAATTTATAATTCTGAGAAGAATAGAGATGGAAGCCTTATAAAAATCATAATAGGAACAAAGACTATGGCCGAAGGGACTAATCTTTTGAATGCTCGCAAGGTATTTATTCTTTCCCCCTATTGGAACAATTCAGCCGTTGAACAGGCGATTGCACGCGCCTTTCGTGCAACTGCGCTTTTACATGTACCCATCAAGGAGAGAAGTATAGAGGTATACCATCTATTGACCACTTTCTCCTCTGTTGAAAGCGAAAAGAATATAAATATCAAATTGTATAAAATGTCAGAGAAAAAAGATGTCGAAATTAAATTTATTGAAAGAATATTAAAGGAAATCGCCTGGGATTGTCCCCTCAACTACGAAAGAAATGTGGATAAAAAGGGTGCAAATAAATCTCGAAAATGTGATTATCAAATATGTGAATACAAATGTACCAATGTTGAACCATTGGCTCTAAAAAATATAGATATTGACAAGAACACCTTTTTCCTTTATTATTCCGATGAAGAGATTAACGAAACTATTAAAAAATTAAAAGACTTTTTCAGGGACAATCCAAAATTAGATGTTGAACAACATAAAAAAACATTAGGAGATAAACTCCCAATATTCTTAATGGCTATTGAAAGGATGATAAAAGATAATATTGTTCTAACCGACAGATATGGGAGAAAATGTTTTCTGAGAAAATACAAAAATATGTTATACCTCTTAAACGATATTAGCGATTCCAATATTGAAGGCTATTGGTACTTTCATAATCCATATGTATCAGTTATTAGGCCTCTTGACTCTATAATTATGGACGAAAATTTTAAGATGTTTACCAGCCATCTTGGAGATTGTTCTGATGAAACACTGACAGCCCTATTTAAAACAACCGAACCAAGCATAAAGGCGTTTATTGTAGAATCCTTTTTAAGGACCCAGGAAGATAAAGAAAAAAATATTAAAATATTAAAACATTTCAAGAATAATATTTATGACGTAAAGGGACAGATTTTTCATAATATTCTACACGAAAAGATGGCACAGCAATCTTATGTGGACTATAAAACTGGCGCATTAAGACAATTAGAAAATGGTGTATGGATAGATGCAAAACCAGAGGATGAAACAATATACAAGAAACGTGAGAAAAAACCAGAGTATGCAAATATTTTGAAAAAAAATTTATATGGAATTTTATCACAAGATAAAAAATTTAAAATTGTGGACAAGACAAAAGAAACCGCACGGGCAAAGACAGATAAAAGAACTATTTATAGGGGGAAAAATTGTATACAGGGATGGGATAAATGGCAGTTGATTGAACTATTTATACGACTGAATATTAAAATTGAAACAACAGACATTAAAAGCAAGGAAATATTGCTCGGAGAAATTAAAAGGAAAAAGTTTGAAAAAGCGATTCCACGGAATGTAACAATTCCACAACTACAAACAATCTATACATTATCCACTCTTGATGTTAAAAAAATGTGCAACATACTTTTAAAGTGGTTTTCCGATAATAAAATTTTAATCAAAGAATAATATTACGGGGGATATCCCCCGTAAGCCCCCTTACACCATAATGAAATTATGGGATATCCCATAACGGTTTTTAAATTTGTAAATGTGTAAATTTACAAATTATTTAATAGATTTTATTTTACTCTAATATCCCCGTATTTAATCATATGGTGTAAGGGGATATCCCCCCGTAATATTCCCGTATTTAATCATATGGTGTAAGGGGGCTTACGGGGGATATCCCCCGTAATATTCCTGTATTTAATCATATGGTGTAAGGGGGCTTACGGGGGATATCCCCCGTAATATTCCTGTATTTAATCATATGGTGTAAGGGGGCTTACGGGGATATCCCCCGTAATATTCCTGTATTTAATCATATGGTGTAAGGGGGCTTACGGGGGATATCCCCCGTGATATCCCCGTGATATCCCCGTAATATTCCCGTATTTAATCATATGGTGTAAGGGGGCTTACGGGGGATATCCCCCGTGATATCCCCCGTGATATCCCCCGTGATATCCCCCGTCCCGTAAATGTTTAAATGGTTGAATAATTGGGTTTAATACCAACAAGAACAGTGGATTGAGCATATGGGTCAACTGCGGGGGGGTTATCAAAACCGTCTCCTATAACTCCAAAAGGTGGTGTGTCAGACTCGGCCGATATTATATCGTTTCCAAACCTATCAAAAAGACGAATATGCCATTCATCAGCCATAATATTAAGCCTCATTGTTGTTATCATACAGGTTTTATATATGATCCATCTCTTTAATGTAAGGTCGGCCACTTCGATTGCAAAACCAGGCCTTGATAATGTGCTGGACGGAGATGACTCATCGATGCCCAACGTTTTTTTATCCTGCCAAACAATAAACGTTGCACCTCTTGCAGCCGGATTGTTTGAATAAATCAGATTCCCTTCTGCATTGTCAATTGGCAAAATTCTAACAAAAATGTAAGGCTCATCTACTATACTAGTATATAGTACACCTCCACCTGCATCCACCCTCGGAACAACAGCGCTGGTAGGCAGAACAGCGAGACATTCTTCTACCGAATAGGTCAGATTTGTAGGCCTTACTTTGCAATGTTCCAAAAAAGCAAGAGTCCGTTTGTTATTAATATCGGTGAGTTGGCCATAATAGACCCTATAATTTGTCGCTGTTTGAACAGCCTTGCTGTCCGATTGATAAGGAACCTCATAACCAGTTATTGGAGCAACATTTACGTTGCTATAATTATCATTTGGATACCATTTGGCTACAGCACCTATTTTTTTCTGTATATATGGGTCAGAACGATAGAGACTATCAAAATGTAGATAAACTGCCATTACAACTTGTAAATATTTTGTTTTTAAATAAAATCTTGTGTATTAACAATGAATAATCAGATTTTACAATATCACGGAGGTCATGATCATTTTCACCATCATCCTCCCATTGAACAGGAACAAATAACAAAATTAATTGAAGAGTCATCCTCTGACGAAGAGGAATCCAATGATAATGCCTATTTCTTTTACATTATTATTATTTTGCTTCTCATCATATTATACTTTTGCTATCGTATGTATAAAATACTCGCTGGTATGGAAAAAGAAGAATAAAATCTTTTCACTTTTTAATGACAAATAAAATAAATGATATTATTCTTCTTCTTGCAGCCGTTGTGTTTAGCGGTATTGTCGCATTCATTTTGAAAAGATTATTTTATAAAAATAAACGTCCAAATGGAAAGAAAGGAGGTCTCATAAGCATACATGTAGTCTTGGCTGTCGCGATACTTGTATCATACGCAATAATAACAATGGATGTGTTCTCCTCTTTATTGTTATTATTTTTAGTATATTTGATTGCCAAAGGTCGATCTGACGAGGGACAGCATTCTCTACAACAAATAATCTTTAGCATTTTAATAGGCTCTGGTCTTCCAGTTTGGGTGATTTTCATGTATAAAAAATATAACGGTAATCTTTTATTCAGGGCAACCGAAGAAAGAGAAGACTTTAGCGGCAAACCAAAAAGAGCAAGAGATGAACGATATCAGGCTGATGATGAGCCTGAATTAAGAATACACAATTTACCAGATATTTAACTATTAAATTAAAAATATTTTTAATTTAATAATGGATTTTTTTAAAAATTATATGTTTTTAGATTTAAATGATATTTATTTATTAACCAAATATTATAACATTACTGTTCCTTTTAATGATATTCCACAGGCTATCTATTCAATTTTAAATGAACAAATTCCCAGTCGCAAATTCTCTGCATCAATGGATGGAGATTGTGTGAAGCAAAATGTGGCTAAATATAAATTACGTCCTGGACCTCCATATAAGGCAGCATCCTGTAAAAATATGATAATACAAGGAAATGATGAAAAATGGTATAAATCACTCCCAAATGCCGCCGGAATATATACATGGAGAAAAGTAGCCATTGGCACGGACACAAAGGCTTCCAAAAGTGTCAAAAAGGCATCCAAGGGCGTCAAAAAGGCATCCAAGGGCGTCAAAAAGGCTTCCAAAAGCGTCAAAAAGGTATCCAAGAGAGCCAAAAAGGCTTCCAAGAGAGTCAATAAGGCTTCCAAGGGCGTCAAAAAGGCTTCCAAGAGAGCCAAAAAGGCATCAAAAGGTGTCAAAAAGGCTTCCAAAGGCGTTAAAAAAGATTATTCTAAAATGCTTGTAAAGGAATTAAAAGAGGAATTGAAAAAACAAAAGCTTCCTGTGTCTGGAGTAAAAAAAGAATTAATAAAACGTCTAATGTCAAAAAAATCTACAACGGGTACAATAAAGAGCTCCAAAAAGGGTTCAAAAAAAAAAATAAGAAAAATCAATGGAAAAAAGTCAACTAAATCACAAAGAGGTGTGGACTGTGTTTTAAAAAATGCATGTCCTCAGAGATATAAGCTTCAAGAGTTAAAGGATATTGCTAAATCATGTGGAATAACGAATTTGAATCAAAAGAAAAAGGATTTATGTATTGCGATTAAAAATATAGTGGAACCAGTTAAAAAGGGAAAATTATATGATGTAGTTTCACAGGGGGTAATGTTGGCGAATGAATATCTTAATAAAAAGACTGGTAAACCATCAATTGATCCAACAGGATGGTTTGCCTCTGAAAAATTTGACGGTGTTAGAGCGGTATGGGATGGTAAAGATTTTATATCGAGATCAGGGATAAAATTTAATGCTCCAGAGTCTTATAAAAAATATCTACCAAATAATATGGTATTAGATGGAGAATTATTCCTTGGGAGGGATAAATTTCAAGAAACGATTAGTATAGTTCGGCATAAAATCCCTAATGAAGAAGACTGGACAACGATAAAGTATAATGTATTTGATCTTCCTTTATCAAAGAAAACGGCAAGAGAAAGAATAAAGGAATACACTAAAATAGTGCAAGGAATATGTGCAAAATTCAAGGGAAAAAAATGTCCAATAATTGCGGTGAAACAGTATGAGATAAAAAATACAACAAATCTTGAAAAACAATATCAAAATATTCTAAAAATGGAGGGTGAAGGAATGATGTTAAAACAGCCAGACAGCCTTTATACTGGAACGAGAAGCAAAAATTTATTGAAATATAAGCCTACCTTTGATTCAGAGGCGAAGATAACAGGCCATACAATGGGCGAAGGAAAGTATACTGGAAAATTAGGTGCATTTATTGTCAAAGATGTAAAGACGAAAAAGGCGTTTAATGTGGGATCAGGTCTAACGGATGAGATGCGTAAAAATTATAAAAAGACATATCCTATAGGGACAATTATAACATATCAATATACGAGTTTGACAAAGGATGGTATTCCACGTCATCCGCGATTTTTCAGAAGAAAAATGAAAGAATAACGTTAGATTTTAAATCCATAAATATTTTTATTAATTAATGAGTAATTGGATAAATAAAAGACCAAAGGAATATTTAAAGGATGTTAAAAGGTTATTTGGATCGCCTACTTTTATTGCAAATGTTGAAAATGGTATGGCATATTGGAAAATGTCAGGATCCAGTTTATTTGCAGAGCACATTTTAAAAGATGAGGATGTAAAACATTGTGTTCCAGCACCCCATCATGACTTTTTTTATACCAGTATAAAAATCTATGTTCCTCCAATGAAATTACTAAATGTATTAAAAATTTCAGGATCAATTAGTTATGATGGATTAAAACATTTTTTAACTGCACGTTGTGGAGGATTTAATGCAAATATTGCAACATTGTATTTAGGAGCAAAGATTGCAATGGGAGAATATAATATTGAAAAGTTAAAAAAAGATAACTTGTATATTAAACATATACAGGAAAAGGTTTTAACATATCGTGAAATGTTATCTGAATTACATAGATTAAAGAGAAAAAATAAAAAGAGATATGCAAAACAATTAAAATTTCACTTTTATCCTCTTGCATTTAAACAATGTTAATGATTCCCTTACGCGTGCAATTGTCTTACGAGATTTAATAATATTCATTATCAATGAGAATATCTTCTATATCTTCGCCACATATAAAATTTGTTTTTGGCTTTTTCAAGGCCCATAAATTGCAGCATGCTTGTGGATGTATAGATCCGCTTACTATTGCGCATGCATTTCTTTTAAAGTAAATACATGTTTTACATCTAATCCCTTTTCCATTTATTGGCCAGAGAGACTTTGGAGGTGGATTTATATATCCAGATTGTGTTTTTGTGAGTTTTTTCATTATTAATTAAAAATATTTAATTAATAATTTAATTTTTTCTGTATTGACTATACAAGGCCGCCAAATAATTTTTTCTTTGAACAGAATTCAACCCCATTGGTTGTGGATTTTGAACCGGGACATTTACATAGGCATCAGGTCCATAATACATTCCACACATTCCACCGGATGAGCCTGCTCTTTGGCTCGTCCAGGCCGCACGATTTGCTCCCTCCAAGGTATCATAGAAAGAGGTATTTGGTACAGTTGAAAGGTATTCCACCTGTCTCAAATCGTTTTCCAAATTTATAAATGCCGTTGGATTCAAACCGGCATAACCAAGGCTATAAAGGCCGTTAGTTCCATTGGCTGCATTATGATAACTGGGACGGCCAGAATAAGCATCATTTGCATCTTTGTATATTCCACTCGCCAAATTCAATTGAGTATCAAATGTTCTTGCGCTCTGAACTCTTTCAGCATGTTCTCCATTAATTTTTGGATGTGCACAACTCCAAACTTGGGCAGTTAAACTTACATCACTCATTAAATAGAATAAATATTTTTTAAAAAAATTATATTTAATCGTATAAAATAGCAGAATAAAAATTTGCATCATATTTCCATATTGCTATTTTTTCATATCCAGTTGTATAGAGAATCCTATTTTGAATATATATAATTGCATGGGCCGGTTTATCGGCCAATGGCTCCACATTAAATCCAAGATTTATTTTTTTCTCCACAAAATTTTTTGAGACTGTAAGAGCCCTATTTATATCACCTTCGAGTACATTTTGGATTATTACAGGCTTTCCATGGTTCAAATTCCAATGCCAAAAATAAAATGGCTCTTTAATGCGGGGATCAGGCATATTCAGAGCTGTATTTTCCCCCAAATATTCCTTTAAATCAATCCAATTTAGCACACTTTCCGTATTCATAAAAATAATAGTACTTTTTTGCTGTTTGAAATCAGATGGATAAACGTAGTATTCATCCAAATATTTTTTTACAAGAGAATATTTTATGACAAATTGAGGGTCTTGGCGTATTAAATGTACAACATAAATAGCCAATTTGTCATTTACCTTTTTATCCAATATCAGTTTGTCATTCTTGAAAAAGCCATTGTTTATTGTTAAATATCTTGGGACATTTATCGGATATTTAACATCATCCTTTATAGAAATATTCTTTGACATGAATGTATTCATTGAATTAATTAGGAACTCTGTAAAGGTATTGTACATCTTTTCTGCAGTCTTGTATTCCCCCTCAAATTGCAAGTCGGTCAATTTCTCATTAAACCAAAGTGAAAAGGAAAATAACAACAATTGAACTATCCAAGCAGCCGTTTTTTTATGCGAAATAAACTCGTTTAAATAGTCCTTTCCCGATGATAAAAAAATATTCTTGCTACTTGTTTCCATCATACCATCTAATTTATTCGCCGCCTTGAAACCTATTTGACTATAGATTATACCAGGAATCCTCACAACTATACCAATTGATTTATCCCCAGATATATCCTGTGATAGAATATTATAATTATTCTCCTTTACAAATTGTAAAACATCTTTTTTCAGCGCAGTTATCTCCGGCTTTACAACTATTTTAACACCAACACTCGGAACAACCGGTGATACAGATAAATAAATATTCTTAAATGTAAATCCAATTGCTTTGCCAAATTGATCAATAGTTTGACCATCTGGCTCCGGAATCTGTATTTTAGGTGTATATAAAGTGTCCCCAATATATAATTTATATTTTTGGGCCATAAAAAGGTCCAAATTTTTATTTAATTTCTGGTCATTGAAGATTCTTGTAATGACGGAGCCTTTTTTCATAATAATCAGTTCATAATGAGGATTTTGAAGGTTATCGCTCCTCATTCCATAGTGTTTATAAATACATATCAGTCTTTTCTCGTCATCCAACCGCCTATATAAATAACCATGGGAAAAAGCTGGTAGTTCAATATCGCCATTTGATTCGTCATCATCCTTTATAAATACGATGATTCTACAGTTAAAAATATGTTCCAATAATCCAATATATAATTTGCTGTCAAAAATATGTTCTGGATTTTTAATGTTATTTATAAATGTTTCCCGGCTGGTTCCATAAATCTGTTGAATCGCATCCTCATAGTTTACAATATTATTCCTAAAATCACGCACAAATTGTTCCTTTTCATCAGCCTTTTCATAATCCTCGTCCACAGCCAATAATACAGCTGAAATAAAACTATTTACTCCAAATGGAACTCCTTCCCTTAATATCATTTCCTTTTTGAATGAAAGATAAATATTTTTGGGTAGATATCCTATTTTTCCATAGGATAGAGCCTTTTTCATAATAATAGTTCCGGTTTGTTTTGTTTTCGGTTTAGTCTCCTCTCTGAGATAACCGGCCAATAATTTATTTCCAACTGTTTGATCTTCTTTATAACAACAGGGCAAATATGCATATTCTTCAACATTTGTCAAATTATTTTTAATAATTCCCGGGAATTTAAATTTGGGATCATCGCATATAAAATAATTGTCACTCCCGGTCGGATAATTTAAAACCTGTGTTTTTTTCTTATATTTGCTTACCTCTGATTTATCTATTGGTATTGGCTGTTTCTTTCTCTCACATTTTATCGGATAACCAAATACAAAGAGATTTTGATCTTGCATTTGAAGGGCGACCAATTTTTTATTAGTGCTGCCAACCTTTTTTTTCTTTTCGGATTTAAATGTGGGTATAATTTTTTTATACTCTGCCATAATTTTATTAAATTTATGTTCATAAATATCTAAAACAATGGAAAAAAATTTACTAAATAACAAAACCTTTTCCTCACTTTGAGCCTTGAAAATTCTTATATTTATATATGGAGTATATAGGGTCAAATCACCTTGTTTTAAATACTCGTCACTACGCGAGGTTATCTTTTCTGACAAAAACATCGTAATCTGTTCATTTTCACCCGGCGAATAATAAATGTATAAAACATTCTTTCGAGAACTTGTTTCCTGTGTTTCATCAACATAAAAATAATGGGAGATTAAAGGCTCATTTGTTATGAGGTCAAGTAATACATCTCTGTTTATGGTTTTATCGGGGATGGCAAAATTGCCCTTTATACCCTTTTCCCGTCTATTTTTCTTTTTTATTTCAATTCCCCTGAAAATGCTTAATAAATTGACGACCAACGTCTCCTCCTGTTTTTTATTTGCCACATCAAACTGCAGGAATGACCCAGTATCGGTCATGTTGATAATGGCAGTCTCCCATTCCTCTGCACCCTGTATTTTAATAATAAGGGTCTCCTCGCCTTCCAGCCAGTCTTTGTCTGGTATAACATTAAACTTGTAAAAGATTTTTCCCTCATAGCTTAATCGCATGAATTTTATATTGTCTTTTAACACAGCATTATCAAACATTTCAAATGGGTCTGCATTTATAATTTCCAATTCATATTCAACAATAATAGAGTCTGTGTAAAATTTAGTGATTGGAACCTCTTTGAATTTTGTATATTCAGCCCTATATGTCTCTTCATTCTTGGTTAATTTTTCTAATTGTTTTAATTCATAGTCGAGCCGTTCTTCGTACATATTGCGCAAATTATCAACAGCATCCTTATTCCAAAAATCAGTCTCATTAATGGCTTTTAATTTGTCGGCATATACACTAGTATTATAGTTATTTATTGTCAACCATTCCAATGCTATTGTAGTGGTATCTGAATTCCATTCTTTTGCAATGTTCTGTACAGTGTCAATGAGTGTATTTATAGACAATTTTGTCAATTGAGTGGATAATAGTTTAATGACTATTTTATTTTTGGCTAAATTAAACTGGGTAAATTTAATATTTTGTTGAAATGTACCCTCGTTGAGCGC